CCGGGCGTCCAGGTAAAGGTGCAGGCGAAGGTGTTACCCTGCGAGACGGTTACTTGATTAGTGCAGCTCATCGGGTCTTAACCTTGCCCCGATTGGAAGGGGGGGGTCAGGTTACCAGATTATACCACCACGCCGCAGGGTTCTGGGTGTAGCCCGGGATGGCGGCCAGAGACTCGAACCAAGCGTAGTTTGAGACGTTGTCGAAGTCAGCCGCCGCCGCGTTTTCAAAGTCTGAAGGATCGGGGGCTGCGCCGGATGCTAATCCGATGGTCTCGGTCCAATTGATGCGGAGGTCAATCGGGCCATATTCGTATTGAGTGACAATCCAAGAGTTGGTGTCAGAGTCCCAATCGATTTGAGCAATCTTCTTGTAGGTATAACCGATGCGCTGCGGAACGGACGACCCATCGTCAACTGTAGATTCGTCGATGTAAAGATTGCGGGCTGAGATACTGCTATAGGTAGGTGCCTGAATGCGGTCGGTCATCTCGGTATCGTCCGCAGGGAAGACGGAGACGAAGGGCATCTCGGCATCGATGAGGCGGTCAGCGGCGTGGACGCCGTCGAGGTCGTACCAGTCGATCATTGAGATCGTTACGAGCCAGGTATTGGAGCCGCCTTCGTAATCTCCGTTGATAATTTCAACCTTACCGTCGCCGGCGAACCAGTTAAACGCAGGGCCGTCCGTAGCCGTGCCAGCCGTGCGCGTGCCGTTACGGTAGACCGCCCAGTCCGTGATTCGGGCCTGCTTCTCGGTCCAAGAGAACATGGTAGGCCCACCAGAGGAAGACGGCGAGCTGCCTCCTGGGGAGAAGGGGAATTGCGACTTGCTGAAGTCAACGACCCCCTTGTAGGTCTTGAGGAAGTAGTCGTCGCCCTCCTTGACCACGATACACTGGAACTGCTGGTAGGTCTCTGCGGTCGTTTCCTTGAAAGGTTCGGACGTGTCTAGGCTGATGCCGTAGCCGCTGGAGTTGAAGCCGTAGCCTGCGCCGGGTTGGATGTTCATGCGGTGGGGTAGACTTCGGCGGGGTAGCCTTCGCGGTTGAACCTAATCTCGTAGTTAATCTTCACGATCTTCGGGTCAGAGCCGGACGGGACGCAATAGTCCTCAAAGGAAGCCTGCGACAGCATGATGGTGTTTCGGGAGCCACCCTTGACGGTTTCAGTCCACGAGGTTCCGAGGTGGTCAGGGAGAAGCTTTACGACGCCAAAAAAATTGGACGCAGAGGTCTTTCCGACCGCGGCCTTGATGACGGCCACGTCGGTCAGGAGTTTCGTGTAGATAGTGCCAGAGAAGGACGTGATCGGGGAAAGGTAGTGCGTCTTCCCGTAGTAGTACTGCCTTGCCGCGGTGGTGGAATCCTTGAAGCCAGTGAATCCGCCGGCGTTAGTCGCGTTGCCCTTGAAGTGAGCGCCGAAGGAGCCGCCCACCCATTCCCCTTCAACGATGGTCGAGCGGACGAAGGTCGTGCCGTTTCCGGCGATGCCACTAGGGCCGAAGAAGTTGGGGTGCGTAGTGATGTGCTCCGAGGTCAATCCGTGCGAGGCCGTCACGTTCGGGCGGGTGCGGCTACCGACCTCAGACTGGATGCCGACGTACTCGGCCTCGATGGTGTCGATTTCGAGGGCTCCCTTTGCCAAGGTAAACTTGTGGACGAAGAAGTCGGCGTATTCGGGGTGCACTTGCCCGGTGGCCACGGCGGTTCCGCCTACCGTCTTGTCGACGATGTAAGTCGCGCGGGCGGTCATCAGGCCGTAGCCGTCGTTCGTGTACGATCCGCCCGGCTGGACGAACTTGGTCGTGAGGGCGTTGCCGTTTTTGACGAGAGCCATGGTTATTTTTTCTTAGTTAGAAGGGCGGCGCGGGAAGGCGAGGCGTTGGCGGGAGTGCTTGGCGTAGCCCCTGACGCAGTGACGTCCTTGTAGGTGGCGGCGTAGCCAAACTGAGCGGCGATAATTTCAAGCTGAGTCAAGGATGCCTTGGCGATGGCTTGCTGTTCCTGAAGAGCAGTCACGACCGGGTTGGCGCCGACGCCGATCACGTTGCCGGAGATTGAGCCAGGGATGGTCAAGCTGTCCTTTGGAACGGTCGTCGGGGTCTTAATCTTTGCGGCCTCTTCCTCTTTCTTGGTGCGGTCGGCGGCCTCCTTCTGCTTACGCTGGGTGTCTTCCCATTGGGCCGCGGCCTTGCCTTCTGGCGACTGGGACCAGATGTCGAAGGCACGTTTCTGCACGTCTTCCTGCTTCGACATATTGGTCGTGAACAGGGGGTTGATGAGATAGTTGCCAAGGTTTTCGCTGATCAGTTCCCTTCGCAACTTCTTGCCTTCCTCGGTCTGCGTAAGGAATTGTTTGGTCACTTCAGCTCGTCCGGCCTTCGCTGATTCACTTTCCCTTTCCCGCTCCTGGCGTTCCTTGAAGAAAGCGGCCATGCGCTTTTCGTGAGATGAGAAGAACATGCTGTCGCCCTTGGCCATCAGGTCCAAACCTTCCTGAGCCTTGCGCCTAGCATCTTCGATGGCTCCGCTGATGGCGCTGATCGCGCCCTGAATGAGGACCATCGGGGCCGCGAAGCCTAGGAAGATGTCTTTGAAGCTAGTCGAAAACTTCTTCTGGATGTCCTCGACCTGCTTGGAGAAAGAGACGGTGGCGGACTTGGCCTTGTCCATCGCCTGCGGGACGTCGGAGGTCGTCTTGATGTTGACTGTCAGGTCTTGGGCCATGTCAAGGGGTGCTTTCCTTTGCAGGATTGGAAGCAGCCGCCGCGGCTGCCTCTTTGTCTTTGGCTTCCTCTTCGGCCATGAAGGCTTCTTCCTCGGGCGACATGATCGCCACGTCGGCCCCCTTGCGGATGGCCAGGGCGGAGTTCAGCCAGATGGCCTGGCACTCAGGCATCTCCCACGCCCGCTGCTCTGGCACCCCTGACGCAATTAAATTAGCGACAATACTTAGCGGCCAAGGCACCCCCTTGTCGCCGCCCCCTGACTTAGTCTTAGTCTGCTCCCAAAACTTCGGCCAGTCCTGGACCAGGATGTATTCCGCGAAGGCTTTAAGCAGGCGCTCAAAGCGTATCGAGTTGCGGTTAAGGACAAGGATGCGGATTCGGTCCCGCCAGCCGATGTCGCCCAACGGCTCCTCGGCGCATACTTGGCAGGCAAAGATAAGGTCCGCAGGGGTGACGCCGCGGGAGCCGGTGACCAGCGGGGAGTCGAAGGCCATCAGGCGCACCCGATACTTGAGGCACCATGGGTAAAGAGTTCGACCCAGAATCCTGAAAGGAGCCGGGTCGACGTGAGCGTTAAGGAAGCGGCGATCCACTGTCCTCTAGACTGCCCCCTTTTCGGGGGTGTCAATTAGGCAGGCGTGATGCCTTCGTAATCAATCGCCGTGATCGTGACGGCGGTGAAGCCCTTGTTCGAGCCCTTGTCGTCAATCTTGGTGATGGTGCCGACAAAGGACACGGAAGCAGAGCCAGCCGGATAGGCGGAGGCGGTGTTCACCGTGAAGGAAAGGGCGGCCCCGAGGGCCGGCATGGTCGAGGTCTTGGCGATGCCTTCGATGGTGATCTCGGACTTGCGGTCATCGAGGCGGTGCGTCTTGGTCAGGCCCGTCTCGTCGACCACAGTGACGTCCGCGTTGAACGAGGACGAGAGGCTGTAGCTCTGGACGAAGAGGTTGGTGACAGTGCCCGCGACTCCGTAGATGCAGGTGGTTCCGTTTGAGATGGCGGCCATTTGTAATTGCAGGCTTTGGAATTGGCTTAGGCGGGCAGGACCACCAGCACGTCGAACGAGAAGGAAGTCGCCCAGGAGCGCTCGTCGATGCCCTCGTCTTCGGACTGCATCGTGACGTCATAGCAGGCCGCGTCGGTCGATGTGACGAAGGCCGCCTTGATGCTGGTCAGGTCTCGCATATTGCCGGACAGGGCGGCGCAGCGGGCACGGTGATCGGCGAGGGTCGTGTCGTCGGCGTTCGAGAAGAGGGTGATGCGGACCGAGCAGCTGAAGTTGCCTTCGCCTTCGGGGAGGTCGTTAGGGCTGCGGGCGGACTCGCAGAGGACCACGGCCTTGGGCAGGGTCTGGGTCGCGGCGCTGTCGCCCGTCAGGAAGGCCACGGTGGTCAGCCCGGTCTGGGTGGAGAGGTAGGTCGCGAGGGTGGCCTCTACGATGTGGCGGATGGATTTGGTTCCCATAAAGGTTATTTGCTGTTGGCTTCGTCGATGGTTTTCCCGAGATGCTCTTTCACGCGAGCCCTCATCTGCCTGACGCGGTTGGCGTAGACGAGGCTGAGCACGTCCGCATCGGTGGCGATGTTCGCTATATTACCGAGGATGTTCGTGACGCTGACGTCGACGTTCTTTTCGGTCGCCGATACGGTGTTCTTTCCCTGGACGCCGGTGTGCTTGTTGATCCAAGCAACACTAAGCAGGCCGACGCCGAAGTTCTTGGGGATGCCATTGATGACAGGCTTAGGCAGGGAGCGCAGGGCGGAGGCCCAGCCAGACTTGATGCGGCCGACCATCTCCTGGCGTTCGCGGATGTAGTCCTTGAGTTCGGCAGTGGTCTCGACGAGCAGCTTCTTTTTGACTGGTCGGACATTCTTTTTGATGCGGCCTCCGAACTTGCCTTTGATTTCATTATGGACCGGCCGGATATTGAAGACAAACCCGATGGTCCCGTAATCGCTTAGGACGATATTGGCTCGGTTTAGATAGTTCTTAGCCTTCTTAAACGCCCGGTCGTAGTCCTGGTCATTGGCGATTCTCTGCATGACTGGAGAAAGGCTTTTGAGCGCTTTCATGGACCCGCCACCGATCAGCTTGTTAAACATCCCGATGTCGTTATTCCTAGTGGCGTAAGCAAGGTTAGTGGCCAAGACGTTGGCCGCATTCTTTGAGTAGCGGTCATTGGCCGAGACGAACATCTTCTTGATGTCCCCGGCCACGGCGTTTTCGCCAGCCATCTCGGCGGCCTTGGATAGGCCCTTGCCGCCTCCTTTGGCCAGCGGGGGCGTAAATGTCGCCGCGTCTTGGCAGGCCAGCGCAGCTTGTTCTAGGCAGGCGTCGCGTAAGGTTTGCCCGGTCTTCTTGGCAAAGCGCTTGAGGGCCGCAAGGAACTTAGCCTGAGAGTCAGGCGTAATGCTTACGGTTACCACTGGGTTACTGGTTATCGTCGATGACGACGAGCGTGATCCATGCCGACCCGGGCTTGTAGGTCTGGCTGGTGATGCGGACGGTCTTCCCGCCGGCCACGAT